ATCTGGATAATAAATTGATGGGTCATCACTGACATATCGTCTAGACACTTCGTTCCACGTTAAACCAATTTGATGTTTGACTAATTGTCTTGCAACAAACACAGGAGCTTTGATTCTAAACTGCATTGATGCATGACCAAATGGACTCCAATGATTATGTTTTGCAAGATAACCTATAAGTCGTTCATCACCATAATTAAGAAGACCTTCAACTTGACCACCAGTAAATCCCCTATCCCATTCGGATTCCTTATCAAAAGATACACGAGCAGCATTAACAACAGTCAAGTCACTTCCCATGTGGTCTTTAAGTAATACTTCTATATCCAATTGTATATCCCCCAAATAGATGCACCAAGATAGAATAACTCCATCAACATTCGTGGAGTATCTTTATCTAATCTTGCAAAGTTTGCCCAAAATGCACAGGCAATTACAGACAACGACCAACCCATCCACTGAGAAGCAACGCTTCCCGATGCAAGAAACATTACAGCTAAAAGTGCGATTGCAAGTGCAATCCACCGCATCTTACTATTAGGCAATTTTCTATTTGGTGCAATTAGTGTCAATGTTAATATTTTAGTACCCATTATATATCCTTTAAAATTGGTGCCGATACAAGGAATCGAACCTCAAACTGATGCTTACAAGGCAACTGTTATACCGTTTAACTATACCGGCAGTAAAAGTGGTGGAGTTAGAGGGAATCGAACCCACGACCTTCTGGATGCAAACCAGACGCTCTCCCAACTGAGCTATAACCCCACACGATTGTTTAACGTGATTCTCTTTTATTGTTAAACCTTGAGTTTGTATTGCGACCTTGTGGATTAAATCCCTTTGGCCATGATGGTTGTCGAGTTGCAAGTCTCTTGATTCTCTCTGACAATTCTAAATTATTTTTAGTTAATTCAGCACAATCAAATTCCAACTCTTTAACTCGTATAACGAGTTTCTTATTTTCTGCTTCAACAACGTCAAGCATCCTTATTGCGTTCTGTTCCTGTTCGAATTCTTTTTCGCTCATTTCAGATACAACATTTCCTAAATCCATTTTAATTAGACTCCTCTATTAGATTTAATAACTGTATTCTATACTTATTCTTGTCCAAAGTCAAGAACCTTTTGTAATTATTCATCATATTTTTAATGTCTTGCCATATGTAATCCTCAGATAGTTTTTTGTTCCATGTTTTACTAAAATCAACCAACTCGTCAAGAATGATAAGAGTTTCTAATGATATTCTTTTTCCAAGATACTCTTTTAATAATATAGGGTGTTCGTCACTTTCAATATTAAAAAGGGGATTGAAGTTTTTAATAAAAGGCATAATCTCTAATGTGAATTGATCGTAAAAGTTAGCTCTTTTATTTTTCCACTCTTCATAGTTTTCATCATTAAAATTTGATACATAACCTTTACTGTCTTTAATAAAATTAGAGACAAAATAATTTTTTATGTTTTCTTCAGTTTTATATTTTCGTGAGATTTTGACAAAGAAATATCTATCCTTTCTCTTGTAGAAAGAATCTCGTTTGATACGAGTTTTGCCTTTGTAAGTAACAAAGTCATAATCAGTTTTACCAAAGTGTGCTTTCATTGCACAGTACATAAGATACACATCAATTGCTTCCATTAAAAACTTTCTATACTGGTAACTGAGCTCTTCTTGGCAGAAAATTCAAGTCACGAGCATTCGCTTCAATTTTTTCTTTTAGACCTTTGGAAACAAGAGAACCAACTGAGTCTGGTTCAATACCTTCTTTATCACAGTACCAAAGAATAGCATCCATATGAGTAATGTTCTTTTCTTTAGCAATAATTTCTATTGCGTTCGTAAATGTTTTCGATGTTGTGAAAACTGCCATAGTATATATTTTCCTGTAATCATTATAAAAAGTGGTAGGTTATTCTGTTGCTAAGAAACCTACCGAAACTCCGAGTAACTATGCGGCTAGCGCATAATCCTCAAGTGCAAAGTTATCATCATTTGCATTTAGTTGTTTTGACCTATAACGGAATCACCCGACAATTCTCCACTCATCTACCTCTGCCTGTCGATCCTATTCAACCCCCCTAAGCACACTCACCGAATGTGTTTAGGTGGAGTTGGGGGGAATCGCACCCCCGTCCAGATCAGCTCTCAACTCGCATCAACAAATTGTACTTATATTTATAATGGAGCGGACGGATGGTAATGCACCACCGTCTATTGGTTGGAAACCAATCGTAATACTTTTATACTACGTCCGCTTTGTTCTTTTTTCATCTTATGTTACCATTATAGTTTATAGGGCAACCTTTGTCAAGCACTTTTTCTACTTTTTCTAATAATTTTTCAACTTTTTTCTTATACCCCCATCCTAACAAACCAGCTTTCTTTCCGTTGTCATAAGGTGGTTCTCTATTGGTGTTATAATACTGATTAACTGTAAGATCAATAATTTTACCGTCTTTATCTACTACCCACCAATGCCATATATCCTCATTATCTTTACCGTGCCACAAGTGTACATTTTTACTTCCAAATATTTTATACAAAGTAGCTGATGCAGCATAACAATGACCAAAGAGAGTCTCAATAGAATTACGTTTACGGAACTTTACAGCCACCAAATCTGGTGTAAGGTTATCTACTATAGCTTTGGATACTATTTCCAAGTTTTCTTTATTGTATACCATATATCAAAAACTAAATAATAATTCCAGATGTCATCTTCGTATACGCAGCTTCAATCTCACTGTTTGATGGTGTCATTAAAATAATACCACCAGAATAAAAAGTTACACTTTCTGGATTTTCTTGACCAGTTAGGCATACTCCACGAGCAAACCCCATTTGTTTATCTTCTGCATGGACAATCATTTTGGGGTTTTTTAGTGTTACATAACTACTTGATTGACTTTGAAGTTTTCCAACAAATTCACCAGCTGGTGTTACTATTGATACAAGTGTGTTTATTTCGATCATATTGTTTTCCTAATATTTTGATTATTCCATTCTTCGACTGTTTCTACAAGAGTGTTAAGATAGTCGTGTTTTTGTTTGATGAATTCTTGAACAGTTCCATCTTCTGTTACCACTAAAATAACTACCTGAGAAATATCTACTCCTGTACGTTCTTTATACATTTCAGCATACGCAGAACCTTGAATGTAATAACTTTCATTATACTTATCAATTCGTTCTTTAGTTGATGTTTTAAAATCTATAATAGACGGCACACCTTTGTATTCTGCAATACAATCAACTCTGCCTGCTACTTTATACTTGTCACTATACAAACCAGCTTCTTGAGCATATATGTTGTCTATGTAAGTTAACGCATTATCTCGCAATTCGCTGAACAGACAATACGGTAAGAAATGTTTCTTGTGTTTTTCCCATTCTAACGGAGAATTGAACTGCATGTTGTTTAGATAGTCTTCACACATATGATGAACTTTAGTACCACGATTTGCGGCTGTTCTTGATATGTGATTAGCAACATCGTTGCCTACACGTTTACGCCATTGTGCTAGTCCTTTCTTATTACGAACTGATAGAACAGTTGTAATTGATGGGTACTTGTTACCCTCTGGTGTTTCGTATAGACGTATGCCGTCTGTATTTGTTGCAGATATAGGTTGCAACTCCACTGGTTCATGATTAAACATTATATCACTTTCTCATTTTTCATCTTATATTACCATTATATAGAGTCTAACAGGGTTTGTCAACCACCATTTACTTTTTCATAAATTCTGGATATGCATTCCCTGTACCTTCGTACATATCAGATCCAACTTGCTCTTCTTCTTTACCTACACGAACACCAATACTCTTGTGTAATATCCACCATACAGTAAGAGAGGCGAGGAACACGAATCCAGCGATAGTTGCTATACCGATTGCCTGTGCTACAATTGTAGCATCTGCATTAAAGATAGGAACTAGTAGCAGTCCGATTATACCAGCAATACCATGTACAGAAATAGCACCAACAGGATCATCAATACCCCATTTTTCAATAAGAGTCATAGCAAATGGAATTATCCCACCACCCAACATACCATAAAGTACCGCAATCTGTGGACTTGGTGATAGGGGGTCAGCAGTAATAACAACCAATCCTGCCAATGCACCATTTAGTGTTACATTAAGAACAACTCGTTTTGTCCAAAGTTTAGATACAATCATTGCACCTAACAAGCCACCAGCAGCAGCCATATTAGTGTTAACAAAGATTTTACCTAATGCCTGTGCATCAATAACAGTAGAGAATGCTAGTTGCGAACCACCATTAAAGAAGAACCAACCCAACCATAGGATTAATGTACCTAGTGCAACAAGGGGCATATTTGAGCCAGAAATGTTTTTCGGTTTCCCATTCTTATCATATTTTCCATCACGGGGCCCAATGATAATAACGGCAGCAAGAGCAGCAGAGGCACCAGCCATATGAACAATACCAGAACCAGCAAAGTCAAAGAACCCCAGTTCACTTAGAAATCCACCACCCCATGTCCATGCACCTTCTAGTGGATAAATGAGTGCAGTAAATACAGCAGAGAAGATTAGGAATGACCACAACTTCTTTCGTTCTGCTACTGCACCCGAAACAACAGACATTGCTGTTGCAACGAATACCATTTGAAAGAAGAAATCAGCATACATAGAATGTGTCTCTGGTTCATTCCACCCATACATAATCTCATAGCCACATAACAGGAATGCAATAGATGCTACTGCAAATAGTGCTACATTCTTAGTTAAAATCTCTGTGACGTTTTTGGTTCTTACTGAACCTGCTTCAAGTGCAGTAAATCCTGCAGCCATCCACATAACCATTGCACCTGATATCAAAAAGAATATCGTGTTTAACGCATAATCAACTTCCATAATAATTTTACTCCTAAATTTCTCTCATTCGATTTACTAATCTATTTGCTCGATTGGTTACCTGTCGATACCATCTGCTGTCTACCATCTCGTCAGCAGCTGCGTTCCAATCTTTTGCGTCCACACCACGTTTCATTCCTTTAAATTTACTCAAACGAGTTCTACCCATATTGAACATCATGTTCGCAATTATCTGTTGAACTTCTTCTGGTAAATCGTAAAAATCTGGATATAAAGTAATGCAGTCTATCAATACTGATTCACAATCTAATTTAAAGACTTCGACAACTCTGGACTCACTGACGGTTGTGCCAACTGGACGACCGTATTCGGGATCGGTTTCCAATACCAAATGGCCCACGCCAAAAGTAGCGTAACCAAGATGATCATTATATATTTCATATTTGACTCCTTCGTCAATTTCTAACTGTCTTCTAAGAGACTCTAAATTCATTTTTCAAACCTTTTGTTAAATGCTTTACATTCAAAGATACACCAACCCCAAAGAGTTAATATTATTCCCATCATAACCCAAAAAAATGTTCCCATCACTCAGGCACTGAATCACAACATGTGCAGGGTTTGTCTTCTGTGCATTCGCATGGGTCACATTGACAAAGTGGATTGTTACATTCGGGGTTGTTACAATTTATTTCTAACATAGGATATATTCCTTTCTTGTATGGTTTATTCTCAGTATACCATTTATATGGTTTACTCGCTTCCAAAACCAAGTCTAATTTTATTAATGAGATAGCTCCGAACAAATCCTGACCGAACAATATCCCCAATAGTAAATTCTACACAATTAAATTCTTCCATCTCATCTAGTATTCTAAAGAAATCGTGTAGACCATTCCTTTCGTTTTGTTTTTGTAAATCTGACTGATCAAAATCACCACAGAATACAATCTTTGCATCTTGGCCAATTCTGGTTGTGATAGTATCCAGCTCATGAAAATTCATATTCTGACACTCATCTACTATAACAATTGCATTGTCCATTGTCAACCCCCTTAGAAAAGAAGTTGACAAAAAATGCAATGAACCTTGGCCTTTTAATTTGTCATACAAATTATTGAACGCTTGTTCGTTAGGTTGTTCAAATATAAACTGTACCATGTTCTGATATGGAATTTGATACAGTGCAGACTTATCGTCCTCATCGCCCGGCAAAAACCCAATCTCTCTTGTTGGTATAAGTGAACGAACCAATACAACTCTTTGGTATGGTGTATTTAAATCCATCACATCTTGCAATGCAAGATACAATGCACAGAATGTTTTACCTGTACCAGCAGCTCCATAAAGAAATTGGTTTTGACCTTTCTTCCAAGAGTCAAAAACAACTTTTTGATTATCTGTGATTGGTTTGATTGTTACTAGATTACTTGCGTTTATTTCTTTAGTTTTCTTTGTACTTGCCATATTATGTCCTATTTAAAATAAGGTGAGGAGAGTTGACAGTCAAGGATGTTCGCCTGAGGATATCAACTCTCCTCTGGTGCATAGGCGGATTGACTTCCAAGCTCCCATAACGCCGTGCGTCTGTGCTGAAGTGTGATGTCTCGCCTGCACCATTATTTTTATTTATAATCTATTTC